GAGAAAACTCTTAAGCTAAAATCTAAATCGCCTAAGGTAAAGAAACCCCAAGGTTTGTCCGCTCCCATGCCTTGTGCAAAGGAAGGATGCACCTTTGTTGGTACTTTTGAGCAATTATTAGCTCATACTTGCACTAATGCTTCTTCTTCAAAAGATGAAGAGCATCAGGATAAGCCTAAAGATTCTAAGGTAAAGAAACAAACTAAGAAATCTTTAGACAAGGAAGACACTCCGTCGCAAGACGATGAGGGTCTCCCTCTACACATTTGTCCAAGATGTGAGTCGTCCTTTACCAATGCTTTTACCCATTTGGGTTCTTGTTCAGGCAAAAAGCCTGCCAAGAAAAGCATTGATGAGACCCTCAGACCTTGTCCCAGATGTACTGCACCTATTAAATTCGAAGACAATAAAGCTGTTTACAGCCATTTATTGATCTGCGACGGTATAGGTACGGCTTCTAAGAAGCCCAAAGAGAAAGCCCCTATTGTCGTCTTCACATGTTCTAAATGTGGAGAGATTAAAAAGGGTTTGACTGAAGCTCAAGGCCGACAGCATTTTAATAGCTGTTCGCCTAAGCCTAAGCCTCTTTCTAAGTCGTCTAAATCAATTACGATTGACGCCGATGATTCCAAGCCCAAAGAGACAAAATCTCAAGGCAAGAAGTCGAAGAAAACTCCTAAGTCTTCCAAAAAGGAAGATCCGAAGGAGACTAAGACTCCTAAACCTAAGAAAGTTGTCCCTATTGAGTTAGGTCTCAAACTTACTGAAAAACAACTTGATCGGTTGAAAGAGCTGAGCGATCCTGTGCCTAAATGGCTCAAGAAAGCAGCTGCTCTTAATTTCAACGGAGCTTGTTCACATTTCAGTGCAGGTACTTTGACAGCACAGTCTTTCTCAGCCTGGTCTTTAAAGACACAACGGGCTTCGAAAGTTTCTGAAGTTCAAAAAGCCTGGACTAGAGTTAAAAACTCTAACAAATTCAAAAGTGCAAGATTGACTTATCGTCCATCGGGCGCTGTTGAAGCTGCTTTGTTCGAAGCCTGGAAAAGGCTCCGTGCAGAAGAACTGGAGTTAAATTTGAACATTCCTAAAAAGGATCAGGTTCACATTCTCCCGAAGCCTGCTGGTGATACCAAATTTGGGGGTCTTTTAAAGAAGCCCAAGCCCGGTAAGAAAGCACCTTCTCCTCTTCCGCCTTCTTCTGAAGACGTTGGAGGGAAACTTGACCAGTTGTTCCAACTCCTGGCCAAGTTTCAATCAATGAAATTGATCTAAATGTGTCCTAAGAAATTGGGACCTTCCCCAGGCTACTACCGTTCGGCAGTTGGCTTGGATAGGTCCCATAATTTTAGACATATATTTAGGGACTCTTTGGCGGTTCTGTCCTGTCGGCTTTGCCACGAACTAGAATCTCCTTTAAATCCTTATAAAACCCAACTTAAAGGCGGTGGATGGAGGTTTTACATCCCCCCGCCGCCTAAGGTTAGGAAAATTTTAAGTCGGGCTGTGGCACCACGTGATGCCCCTCCCGAATTTAAACATTTTATCGAAGAGCGCAAGACAGGCGAGAACGTTACAACTACATCCGTAGGGAGTAGAAAGTACGTTGGCTTGGTATCCGCAATTCGAAAGATTAAGCAGATCTATCGTATAGGTCCGCATTTAATGCTCGTCCTCGCTTCTATATATAAGAGACCAATCCAAGTTGTTGAAAACTTGGTTGGTCCAGACAAAGGCCTACCTTATTTCGTAGCACAAGCTATCGATGAGGAGACCGTCTATTCTTTTGCGGCCAGAAAAGAATTTTTCTGGTTGCGTGAGAATCTTAAATATTTTGAACGAGTTCGTGTTTGCTTCGACGCTCTGTGTCTGTTTTTACAAATAGAACGGCGTCGTGGCAAATTTCCTCCTAGAGAAACACTTCGGTGGATTTCTAGGTCGAAATGGGATATGCTGGCGGATCCGCTTTCTTTTGCCCAAACCTTAAAAGAACTAGCCTTTTTGGCTCGTCAATATTGGTTTGGCGGTAAGAAATCGGACCACCCGCTTATTAACTATCTGGACGACCAGGGTTCCCTGCAATTTTCATACATTGCAAGGTCTCTGCCGTCGCCCGAGACTAGTTCTGAAGACGAGTCAGAAATGTTTGACGCTTTTAAAAGCCGGTTGACACAATTGCCACCCGATGAGGACCCCGAATGGCGTCCTTTTGTCAAACGTTTCTTACTCGAAACGTACCCTGGAGAACTTAAAGTTTCCATGGTATATTCTCAGCCGAGTAATTCGGCGGCGTTAGGTTACAAACGTTCCAATGATGGTCATTTGCAGGCTTATCAAGATTATATCTTGTTAGGCTTTGCAAACCACACTTGGGAGCTTGAACCTCCGCCTGTGATTCGGGATGTTACGTCGTCAGGCCGTGCCTCGACAGGTGTCGTCTTTGAGAACGAGGGAATTCATTCCCACGTTACCAAGGACGATCCTATCGGCATGGACTTTATACCTAACCCCAAAATTACGTACCGTGAAATGAACTTTATTGAAGATGAAGAAATAATCGACCTCTTCAAAGATTGTAAGTTCACGGACCCCGTCTTACAAGAAACTTTGATAGCCAACAACCAATATGAGTTGATGTGCTTCGAAAGGCTCATGTCCGACGATACCAATAAAACTGCAGGTTATTCACCTGAAGAATTGGAAAAAGTGCTAGCAGATGAAGAGAACCGTAAGGTTCACTTTTCCACTCGCATTGTTAAAGACCAGTTTCTTTTAGCCGCTTATTATAACGACTTCATGAAACTTACAGTCTTTGACCTTCTACGTCGACTCCCGTGCATGATTGTACAACCAATCTTTGCACCAGAGAAGGGGTTGAAGGTCCGCGTCCCAACTCGGACGCTCACTGCATTTAATTTGGTTTTACAACCACTTAGAAAAGCAGCGGACGCCCACTTGCTGAAGTTTCCTCCGGCAAGCGCCTCGTTAGGAGGCGAATTGGATGTTGATCTTGGTGACGAAGGTCCTTACTATAGTTTGGACCTTAGCGTTGCCACAGACCAGCATCCATTTTGGCTGACACTCACGTTCTATGAGGAGTTAATTAATCTCCATCCAGAACTTGAATGTTTTAGAGAATTTCTCCCTAAACTCTTTGGGCCGCATTATGTGCTAGAAAGGGAACCAATCTGCTCACCACCGCCTCCTCCCGTGTTGACCTATAAAGATCAGCAGGTCGGATTGGCTAACGTGATGGGCGTATGGTTGGATACACCTTACCTGCCAAAACGCGAAGGGAATTTTGATATTCCTTTCGCCTTAACATATGCAGCTTTACGAGATTGGGCAAAACGCTACGAGGCATGGGCTTTAAGCCTTTATGACCTCCCCGGGTTTTACTCAACGCAAGGAGCGATGATGGGCAATCCAACTAGTTGGGCTGTCCTTCCGCTCGTTACTGCCTTTGGTTGTGAAGCTGCCGGTATCCGCAAGTTTAAAACTTGGGGAGACGACGCTTTACTACCCCAGGCCACTCCGTCGCGTGTATCTACCTTTGATAATAAAATAACAAGTGTAGGTGCCGTTATTTCGAAACAAAAGTCTTTTCTCCATAAGGATCGAGGCCTTTTTACCGAAGTACCGACTGAAAATAACAAACCAATACCATATACTATGCTCTCTTATTGGGTCGCTCCAAATGGAGGCTCCAAAGGGCAAGTAGATTGGTATAATTTGCCAGATGCGTTTGCAGGTAGACTGCAAGCGGATCTCGGGAGGTTGCCCTCCCGCCGAGATTTACGTAACAAAGGTTTATTTAACTATACTAAGTTTTATTACCTTTGGCGTTATGCAGAACATCTTGGTCTGCCTCTCGGAGCTCCTTCCATAATGGGCGGAATCGGACATCCTACTTGTCGTAGGTCCCCTTCACGTATGCATGACAAATGGTCTGCCTATCTTTGTAGTAGGCGTGTCATAGATCTTGCAACTAAAGGGGGATTAAGTCTGATCCCCAAACGAGGTAAGGCTCTTAATAAGAACCCAGCCTTCGAATATATGGCAGAGCATGCAGAAACGCTAATTTCGACGAAGGAATTTCCCATAGGGCAGCAAGGCACTTCTAGCTATTCGCTTAAAGATACCGTGTCGCTCTTAGAGAACCCTTCTTCGATGTTAGCGGTTTTCCATAAGGGATTTCAACGAGACTTCAAAACTCCTTCAGTGACTAACGTCTCTGAAAAGTTCTGGAGGCGGTTGCATACCCAAAAACGTTTGTATAAAGATAAAAAATTATTAAATTTTTCGTCTTCTGGATTAGAACGCGACTTACGAGGTAAACTCGATCGTTACGTTCATATCCCTCGCGAGATCTTATTCAAGTTCCGCGATCGCCCGTTTGGAATGTTTACATCCGAACGAGCGCCTCCCATGGACCTTTCCACTGGTTTTAACCGTGGTTAGGTCCAAAAGAGACGTCAGGTATAAGACGTTAAAACCGTCGTTCGTACGAAGCGACGGTTCGCCTCCTTGGAGACTTGCCGTTGGC